GAAGTTCCAGATGTGCCTGAGGTGCCACTTGTTCCATCTTCACCTGAAGTGCCTGATGAACCACTTGTACCTGAAGTACCTGAAGTTCCATCATTTCCTGAAGTACCTGAGCTACCAGCTGTACCTGATGTGCCGCTAGTACTACTTGTACCTGAAGTTTGGCTTAATCCTGAAGTACCTGTAGAACCACTAGTGCCACTTGTACCTGAGGTTGAACTTGTGCCACTATTACCAGCATTGCCTGAAGTACCTGAGCTACCTTCTGTACCACTTGTACCTGAGGTACCACTTATACCTGATGAACCTGAATCACCTGTGGTTCCAGATGAACCAGCTGTGCCTGATGTGCCGCTAGTACCTGAAGTTCCATCGTTGCCTGAAGTGCCTGAACTACCAGCTGTACCAGAAGTGCCACTTGTACCTGAAGTTCCATCGTTGCCTGAAGTGCCTGATGAACCACTTGTACCTGAAGTGCCTGATGTTTGAGATGCACCTGAAGTACCTGTAGAACCACTTGAACCTGAAGTGCCTGAAGTTGAGCTTGCACCTGAGTTTCCTGCATTACCACTAGTTCCGGATGAACCTTCTGTACCGCTTGTACCTGAAGTACCTGAGGTACCTGAAGCACCTGATGAACCATCGTCTCCACTTGTTCCTGAAGAACCTGTTGATCCAGAAGTACCAGAAGTACCAGAAGTACCAGAAGTGCCTGATGAACCTGAAGCACCTGATGAACCTATACTACCTGAAGTGCCACTTGTACCTGAAGTGCCACTTGTACCAGCAGTTTGAGCTAAACCACTCGTACCAGTTGAACCAGAAGTGCCACTTGTTCCTGATGTACCACTTACACCACTATTACCATCATTTCCTGATGTACCTGAGCTACCTTCAGTACCGCTTGTACCTGAAGTGCCTGAGGTACCTGAAGATCTTGAATTACCACTTGTACCTATTGAACCTGAAGTACCTGAAGTACCGCTAGTTCCTGAAGAACCTGAAGAACCACTTGTTCCTGATGTACCATCAACTCCGCTTGTTCCTGATGAACCACTTGAACCTGAAGTACCTGATGTACCATCAACTCCGCTAGTTCCTGATGAACCTGAAGAACCACTTGTTCCTGATGTACCATCAACTCCGCTAGTTCCTGAAGAACCTGAAGAACCACTAGCACCACTTGCACCATCATATCCATTTAATCCTGAAGTTCCACTAGAACCTGAAGTGCCTGAAGTGCCTGAAACTCCAGAAGTACCTGAAGTTCCATCTTCACCTGAAGTGCCTGAAGAACCAGCTGTGCCCGAAGTTCCAGATGTGCCTGAGGTGCCACTTGTTCCATCTTCACCTGAAGTGCCTGATGAACCAGCAGTACCTGAAGTGCCTGATATGCCACTTGAACCTGAGGTGCCACTTGTACCTGATATTCCAGAAGAACCATCATCTCCACTTGTACCAGATGAACCAGCTGTACCTGATGTACCACTTGTACCAGATGTGCCTGAAGTTTCGCTAGCACCTGATTCACCTGCTGTTCCTGAAGAACCACTTGTTCCTGAAGTGCCACTTTCACCTGATGTTCCTGATAAACCTGAAGAACCATTAGTACCTGAAGTACCGCTTTCACCTGATATACCACTTGTGCCGCTTTCTCCGGAAGTACCACTAGTACCATTTATTCCTGAAGTTCCAGATTCGCCTGATGTACCTGATGTACCTGATTGACCTGATGTGCCTGATTCGCCTGAAGTACCTGATGTTCCATTTTCACCGGAAGTTCCAGATTCGCCTGATGTGCCTGAAGTACCTGATTGGCCTGAAGTACCTGATTCGCCTGAAGTGCCTGATGTACCTGATTCGCCTGAGGTGCCTGATTGACCTGAGGTGCCTGATTCGCCTGATGTACCTGAGGTACCTGATTGGCCTGAAGTACCAGATTCACCACTTGTGCCGCTTTCGCCTGAAGTACCTGAGGTGCCTGATTGGCCTGAAGTACCTGATTCGCCTGAAGTGCCTGATGTACCTGATTCACCACTTGTGCCGCTTTCGCCTGATGTACCTGAAGTGCCTGATTGACCTGAAGTGCCTGATGTCCCGTTTTCGCCTGAAGTTCCTGAAGCACCTGAGCTACCTGAAGTACCTGATTCACCACTTGTGCCGCTTTCGCCTGAAGTACCTGAAGTGCCTGATTGACCTGAGGTGCCTGATTCGCCTGAAGTGCCTGATGTACCTGATTGACCTGATGTACCTGATTCGCCTGAAGTACCTGATGTACCTGAAGTACCTGATTCACCACTTGTGCCTGAGGTACCAGAAGAACCTGAATCTCCTGAAGTACCTGAGTCTCCAGAAGCACCAGAACTACCATTAGTACCTGAAGTACCACTCGTTCCTGATTGTCCAGAAACGCCTGAGGTACCTGATATACCACTTGTACCGGATGTAGCATTTACGTATCCTATAACGCCTGTAGTTGGGTTATAAGTGACAACATATTCTATATCTTGTACGGGAAGGGTTTGAACTATAATTGGTTGAGGATCTGAACCTGATATTATTAAAGATCCTGTAATTACTGCTGAACCTGAAAAAGGAAATCCTACTCCTTGAACTAAAATAGTAACACCGTTTGTATTAAATCCTGAAACTGTGGCTGATCCACTAATGTTAATATAAGGTACACTAGAGCTAACTAATGTACCATTTTGGTATATGTCAATTGTGCCGCCACCTGTACCGGTGGGATCTACGTTATATACACCAACTGGGACTTGGTCTAGGAATCTTACTTGAGCCATTCTTCAGGATTTATCTCGTATAAATATGGCACGATTATAGTGCGTGCACTCTTTTTTTAATTTCTTCTTCCTTAATTGTCTCTTGGGTTGTAAGTGTTCCATAAGCATTTTCTTTCCCAGTATATAGCGCATCTATTGAAGAAGCTTCGATTGAAAATATAATTTTAGTTTTATCAGAGAATTTTTTAATTGAATTAAGATCTTTTTGTAGAATTTCGGGTACAATATATCCATGTAATTTAATATCAAAAGTACTACGAACAATACGTTCATCATTTTGAGTAAGTTCTGTTTGGAAACCAAAAGAATCAATTCGGGCATTAAATTTAAAACGTTGAGGATCGCCCCAATATGCATCTGATGCATATTCAATTGCTTCTACAATTTTATTAAGTTGTTCAACATAATATGTAAATATAGCACATGTGTATGTTATAGTAACATAATCAGGAATTACTGTGGCATAATACTGTTTTTCAGGAATTCTATTTGTTAATACTTTAAAATTATCATATGAGTTTCTAGCATCATATTTTTTCTGTGAAACACTATAGTTATGAGGATTATTAGCATCCAATTTATTACCAATAGATCTAACTTTATCCATTGAATTACGTTTAAACATAATTAAAGGAGCCATAATTTTACCTTTTTGATCTCTGTAGTATCCATCTTTTTGATATGATTTCCATTTTTCAGGAGCACCATAAATTACAGGTACAGGTAAACGAGTACCATTTTGCATAACAGAAGGTTGAATTACATTCTCAAAATAATAATATACAGCTTCATCAATATCTTTAATACCAATACTAAAAGGTTTTACATTATCATTTTTAAAGGATGTTTGTAAAGCACGATTAACACCAGGTACATTAGGGTCAGCATAGTTTGGGTTACCAGCAGGAGTATAAGATGCAACATGTTGTTCAACACTTATCTCACGTTGGGTTTTTGGTGTTGGTTTATTTAATCTATTTTGAGCCATTATAATCTTGATAATTCTATATTAACTTTATCAGATGGAGTGTAATGTGCTTTACAAATTACAGACACATTGTAACCAAACTGACCTAAATCTTCTTCATATGGGTTTTCACCAGCAGCATCCAAATAAGGATATTCAGGGTCTTTACCTACAAAGAATTGAGCTGTACTAACATTATCTATTTCCCAATAACCATTTTGGAACATGATAATATCTCCTACTTCAGGATAAACATTAGCATCAACTAAATCATCACGTAAAAATTTATAAGTAACTTCCCATTTAAAATCAACTCCAAAATCATCTATTGGGTTTTCAAAGTTACTAGTTTCAATTAAAGCAAATAATAATACAGGATCAGCAAAGTTTCTACCTTCTACTGATTCACCATACATGTTTACTTTAGTTGTAACAACATTGTATTTATAAAACACTACTTGTTGAGAAATAATTCGTTGCATCAACTCGCGATTTACGAATCGAAACATAGAAATATCTCGCATTTGTCCATATAGTGCCATATTATCCTATATAAATTGTCATTGGAACTTGATTAATTTCTTGTACTCTAGCTGCTGATTCTGCTGCTCTTCTTTCAAGTAAAGCTTGACGAGAAGTTTGATCAAAATAATCTCTTAATCTTGTAATTAATGCTTCTTGTTCAGCAATACCTTGTGTAGCTAAAGAATCACCATTTAAAGTTACAGCATCTCCAGGAATAGGAATTTGAGAATATTTGTTACGAGTTAAACCTAACATTTCTTTAGCTTTAGCTAAAGTATACTCAAAAATCCAACTTCTACCTATTGAATTAATTTTAGCATAAGTAGGATTTAAATAAGGAGCATCTGAGGTATTAGTAATTTTATTAGTACCGTCAGCAAAAGAAGCATCAATTCTATCTTGGATTTTAATAAAGTCAAATATTAAATAATGTCCATATCCTAATCCACCACCATCATCTATACCCCATTCAAAATCACCAGTTCCTGGAATTGGGAATACAGATAATATATTGTTTATAATATTAAATGTATAATTTGAAAGCATTACCTGGTTTTGCATTTCAATAGCTTGAATATTTTGCATAGCAAAACTTGTAGGCATCATTAAATACCCTGCATATCCACCCATACCAAGCCCAAACATACCTGCTGCTGGTACTCCTCCTAGTCCTCCTTGTCCTATTAAATAAGTAGAATACATTTGAGAAACAGCAGGGGGTGGTTGATACCAAACGTTTTTAATTTCAATACCACCTGTAATTCCTAAATCTTCAGCCCATTTAGTTAAATCATATTGTTGTTGACCAGCATTTAAGGTTAATTGGCCTTTATACCAAGTTACATTACCACCAACTCCTGCTTCTTCACCATATTGTTGAGACAATCTAACAATAGTATCCATTGAAGGAGTGAAAATTGAATTATTAACATTAATTCTATCAGAAGCTCCTTCTAAAGATAAGTAGTTATCTCTTAATTGGAAAGCATATAATTCGTTTCCGTATACAGTTACTGCTTCTTCAAAAGCAGCAAAGAAGTTAATTTCTTGTAATTCTACATTTTCAATAGGATAACCTAAGTGTAAAGCACA